AAGCCATATATGAAAAACCTGAACGCCTAATCTTTAGGTATATCATTCCAAAACATCTAGGGTCTGCTTTACAAGCCTCCCAAAAAATATAAAAAATTCTGTTAGCTTCTCTAAAGTCTGGATACCCTACATCAATCTTTGTCCATTGAAGGTACATATAATGAGAGCCAGTTATATATGTGGGGTTGTTGTTGTTTATAAACCAACTACCTTGTTCCCTTTTATCAAACTCATCTTCAATATAATCAACCCACCTAGCCTTAAAAGTATTTGGTTGCTCATTCCATTGAAATATAGATTGTATTTTTAATAACTCTTTAGGAGAATCTTTACGATGCCATTTGTTTTTGTCTCTTTGAAGAGACTCAGGAGATACAGGTAAACCTATTCTCAATCCATTTATATCGTAAACATCACCTACTTGTCCTGTTTTAGATATCACAACAACATCATACTGTTCATTATAACCATATTGCCACGACATATTTCTGTTCTTTTTTTTAAGAACACCTTTAGGTATATAGTCTTTTAAAACTGTATGTAAGTTATGAAGACCTTCTTTCTGCAAATCCTTGTTTATTATCTAGTTTACTTGGACCTCGTTCTTCGATTTCCATTAAATTTTTTTCATTCTCCAACCTAGTCAATATATCGAACGCATCAAATATAGCTAGCTTTTTTGTAGCTGCAGCATTTTTTAATCTATCAGCAGCTAGTTCGTCTTCAGGGTCTGGCTTTATAATATCCTCTTTAGCAACCTTAATTAATTGCTCTACGGCTCTCATCCCTGCCTGAATAATATTCTTCTTTAAACTTTTTGAGTCCATTGCGATTTGGATTATATTTTATTCTTGGTCGTTTTTTTCTTTTAGGCTGGTCATTCATAATTTTATTGTTATTTGATGGTCAAACATTCTATAAAGTTTTTCTCCATCTACCTCAAACTCATATTCACTTTCAGGCTTAAAGCAAATCTTGTCTCCAGGATTTACATTTTGAGAACGTAAGTAATCATTACTGTATTTTATTTCTCCAACTAAAGGCTCTTCGTTTGTATTTTTATACAAATAATAATCTTCTGTAGGAACAGGACTTGTAAAACAATACCTCCCACTAGCATTCCATTTATCACCATCATGATACATATAAAATTGGTCAGGCTCAACAAAAAATAAATCATCTATAAAAAAACTTCTACCACTTTTACGCCTACCTTGCATATCGTTGTAGAATTTAAAAACATTATGATGTACTAATAGTTTGTCTCCTGGCTTTATAGGACCATCATAAACAATAGGAGTTGCTATGACTTCCGCAATTCTATTTGATGCTTTGTGGTTTTCTTCAGATGTGTTTGTTATAAAGTCAACACCACCTATCTCTTTAGTGTTGTTGTATCTTTTATTTTTTAAAGGCTTAGTAATAAATAAGTAAGGTGATTTCATTAGAAGTTAATATTATATTCGATAGACACAGGCATATTTACAAATCGTTTCCATAACACAATTTCTTGGTTATACATAGACTCAATCCATATTTTAAAAGAATCACTAGACTCATCATACCTTATATGATTTATCTTGTAAGTCCCTTTTAGTATTTCCTGACCTACAACATAATGCATAGCTCCACCTTTATAATCAGGACCTACTGCTATCTTACGAATATCATTCATTTAATTAAATTTAATTTATAACAAATATAGGTAAAAAAAAATACCCTTGAATAAACAAAGGTATTCTTCATGAAAAAGAAAAGTGTAGGTAAGTCACCTACTGAGATATTTTTTAGAAAGTGCTTGGTAATACACTATAATATGTTCTTATTTTTATTGTGCCATCTCCTCCTGTTATTGGACTACTAACAGTTAAGTTTACTTCATTATTAGCAATTGCTTCAGTAGTATCAATTCTAAGGTCCGCAGGACTTATTTGATATCTGTCTTGAGTCGTATCCAGATTAAAAAATCCTTGTGCGGCACTTGTTCCTCCACCTACAGGATACCTAACAAATGTACTTATATTGTTGTTTCCTGATTGACTGTAAGCAGTAGTTCCAAAAGTATATTTAGCAACCATTGTTCCTACTAAAATAACTGTACTAGCTCCTTGCGCTGGAATTAATTCTACTGGTGTATTATGTAAGTCTAATAGTTGAGCTGAACTAATCTCCGTGTCAATATAAGGCATACCTGCCTCTTCTTGTACAAGGTTTATAAGACTGTTTACTGTAATGTTTTTAGTTGCATCAGTAGGACTGCCATTAGCCTGACTGATTATAATTGTATCATCTCCTTGCGGAGTTACTGTTTGATATGTGCTTATTTTTGGCATAACCTTTATTTTTTATTTTTAAATATTGGAGCTACTTTGTCTGCTATTTTTTCAGCACTTCTTCCTATTACATAACCCCCAATACCTATGTCTAGTAAATTCCAAAACTCAGGCTCTAACTCAGGAGTTACCAAGTGTGATGATAACTGAGATATAAACTTAGTATAAATTATAATAAACCCAAATGATAACATAAGGATTGGTCTCCAACTTCTTTGAAGCCAATTACCTTTTGCTTCTGCTAAAATTATATCCGTCTGCATCTTCTGTAACTCAAGCTCTTTCTCCTGAAGAACTTTAAATATTTCATTCTTAGCTTTTATCCTTTCCTCGTCACTAGTAAAAAGATTGTCAATAACATCTCCTACTTGTTTAAATACCTTTGTGCCAAAAAACTCTAATATCTTTTTCATACTAATAAACCCAAAATACATCTTGGTCTTTGTCAAAATCTACGTCAACATGAATAAAAGTTTTTCCTACTCCTATTCTTTGAAAACCAACTGCTCTTAAAATGTCATACAACTTAAACCTATCCATTGAATTAACGCAAGATATATCTGCAGCTAATCCTTTTAAGTGAGAAGAATTTTCTTTACCACCAACCTCTTCGTTATGGTCTTTAGTTCTATACCCACTATTTATAACAATAGGCTTTCCAAATATTTCTCTAGCATCGTTGAGCATTTCAACTAGATTATCATTAATTAAATTACCACTTCCTGGTAAATCAGGTGAGTCAAATTCATGTGAAGAAAAATAATTCATTTATTTTTAAAATCTTTGTAGTTCACATAAATTCTTTGAGCCGTATACACTATTGACCCAAGTAATAATATTATTTTTAATATTGCTTCTATCTCACTAAACGAAACTAACACCGCTACACTATTTAGCGCATATATTTTTAAATCCTCTGTACTCATTCTACTTGACATTGTTTATGTTATAATTAACTTCAATATTAATCAACCAAGAATTATCCTGAATATAAAAATATGTAATAGTTGATTTCATACAAACAAAGTTAGTGATTTTAATTTACAGTTTCTTCGTCTATAATATCGTCTTCTTCAGGCTCTGGAGGAAAAGGATTTATTCCATTATCTAACAATACGTCAATCCATTCTGCTTCATTCTCATAAAAATCAACTTCTATCCACTTAGTCTCCATGCATTGAGTAGGCTCTACTGAGCCATAACCTAAAATATTTTCTCTTGTATCATCCCAAACTATAAACCAATTTTCAACTTTAGGATAGCATAATTTTGTATTTGCCATTTTTTTATTTATTTATTTATATTCCACCACCATCGGTTATCGTCCAACCATAGGTATTAATTAATGTATTTCTAGCACTTTCTGCTGCACCACCTAACGTATATTGGCTACCACCAAAGTTAGGTGTAAGTCCATTAAACAAAGGTGTCTGTGCCGCCCAACCAATTAAAGTTGCATCGTAGTTAGCGGTAGATAAAGTTCCGTTAAGTAAAAAATCATTTAAACTAATTGAAAAATTTAATGATGTTATATTCCAATTTGATAAATTTTGGTCAAATACAGTTGCTCCATTAAACATATTATCCATTCTACCAATATTAGAAGTATTCCAAGAACTTATGTTTTGATTAAAAGCACTTGCACCATCAAACATATAAGCTGCAGAAGTTACACTACTCACATTCCACCCACTAATATTTTGGTTAAATATAGTATTATCTCTAAACATCTCTCCCACATGAGTAACACTAGAAACATCCCAAGACGTAATATCTTCATTAAATTGAGTAAGTCTAAACATTTGAGCCATATCAGTAACACTACTTGTATCCCAAGTTGATATGTTAAGAGTTTTAGTATTAGAATAACTAAAACTAAACATTAACCTCATCGAAGTAACATTGCTTGTATTCCAAGCAATTAAATCTTGATTAAATGCATATGCGCCAGAAAACATAGACTTCATAGTAGTAACACTAGAAGTGTCCCAAGTATCTAAAGGTTGGTTAAATACCCTTGCATTTTGAAACACCCCTTCCATATTAGTAACACTAGAAACATTCCAAGAATTTAAAGGCTGATTAAATGCTCGGCATTCATAAAACATATCCTGCATAGTAGTTACACTACTAACATCCCAAGAACCTATTGGTTGATTAAATACATATGCCCTGTAAAACATTTGACGTATATCAGTTACACTACTTGTATCCCAAGAACTTATATCTTGATTAAATGAATCTGCCCTGTAAAACATATTCTGCATATTAGTAACACTACTCACGTCCCAAGCACTTATATCTGAATTAAAAGAAGAATTACCACTTATAACAAAAAACATTTGATACATATCAGTAACATTACTCGTGTCCCAAGCACTTATATCCCCATTAAAAGTAGACTTACCACTAAATGCATTTGACATATTAGTTACTTGACTAACATCCCAATCTTGAATTTTTCCATAAGGAACTAAATAATAATCTCCATTAGGGTCTTGTGCTAGAATGTCATTAATTGCAGTTTGAAAAGTTGCGTCAGTTAAAGGAGTAGGAGGAGGTAATACTCCACCATCAGTTATTACCCAACCATAGGTGTTAATCAATGTGTTCCTTGCTGCCTCTGCTGCACCACCTGATGTGTATTGAGAGTTTCCAAAGTCAATAGATAAAGAAGTTGTTGGTGTTTGTCCTGCCCAACTAATAAGTAATGCATCATAATTAGCAGTAGACAAAGTTCCGTTTTGTAAAAAATTAGTAATACTAGTAATACTATTTATATTCCAATTTGATAAATCTTGGTTAAATACAAGATTATTACTAAACATCGAAATCATATTAGTTGCACTACTTGTATCCCAATTATTTAATGGTTGGTTAAATGCACTAGCAAACCTAAACACATCGCTCATATTTCTAGTTGCACTAACATCCCAGGAGTTTAAAGGTTGATTAAACACATCCGCACCTAAAAACATAGATGCTATTGTAAATGCAGTACTAACATCCCAAGAATCTAATGGTTGGTCAAATGAATCTGCATCATGAAATGTTGCCCTCATGTCAGTAACACTTGATGTATCCCAAGTACTTATATCTTGATTAAAAGAAATTGCAGACCTAAACATTGAGTTCGTAGTAAAAACATTACTTGTGTCCCAAGAGTTTAAAGGTTGATTAAATGCAAAAGCACGTCTAAACATACTGCTCATACTAGTAACACTAGAAGTGTCCCAAGAATTTAATGGTTGGTTAAATGCAGTTGCTTGATAAAGCATACTGCCCATATTAGTAACGCTAGAAGTATTCCAAGAACCTATTGGTTGGTCAAATGCCTCTGCACTTCTAAACATATTGCTCATACTAGTAACACTAGAAGTGTCCCAAGAATTTAATGGTTGGTTAAATATCTTATTAGTAAAAAACATATAACTCATACTAGTAACACTACTAACATCCCAAGAACCTATTGGTTGATTAAAATCAGACTCTCTAAGCATACTGCTCATATTAGTAACACTACTAACATCCCAAGAACCTATTGGTTGATTAAATGAACTTGCTTTACGAAACATCCAAGACATATCAATAACACTACTCGTGTCCCAAGAACTTATATTTTGATTGAAAGATGACGCACCATTAAACATATAAGTCATATAAGTCACACTACTAGTGTCCCAAGCACTTATATCTCCATTAAAAGTAGACTTATCTTGAAAAGCACTTGACATATTAGTAACTTGACTAACATCCCAATTTGGAAGTCGTCCATAAGGAGCTAAATTATAATCGCCACTTACAGGGTCTTGAGCTAATATATCGTTTACTGCTTGTTGAAAGGTTGCGTCAGTTAAAGGGTCGTTAGTTTCACCCCCTCCTTTACCTGAAGATGAAGATGACCCTATTGCATTTGCGATGGATATAAACATACTACCAAAGTGCTATGATTCCTGTTGCTGAAGTCCCTGTTGCAAAAACTCTTACCACGTTAACTGGTAAAAAAGCTCCATCTGGAAATCCTGCAAAGTTTACATCGTCACCTCCTGCAGTTAGTACTCGTAAGTCACCACCTGTAGCAACATATAAAACACAACCATTATTGCCTCTACCATTTTGATTAGATACACTTGGAATGTCTGCAGTATCACTTGGTGTAACTGCTGCTGCTCTACTTGTTTGTAATTTTTGATATGCCATTTTTTATTATTTTTTATATGGAAATTTTCTATTTAAAGAATCTCTTCGTTCAGAACATCCACATGGCTTACCTGTTACCTCAGCAACCTTTTCGACTACTCTTTTAATTCCTGTAGCTTTTGTAAATTTCTCGATAGAGTCTCCCAACCCTTTTGATTTTTTATTTAATTCCATGTGAAAATGTTATATTACAAAGATAGGATATTTTTTATAACAGTTTCTGAATCAAAAATGTCAGTTAAGTTATTGTAAGGTATTGATTTAATATCCTCATATAAAGAAAATGGTTGTAAGCTACTGTGAGCATATTCAGGCTCTTTAGTAAATTTATTTGCTACAATATTCTTATGAAGTTTATATCCATACATTTTAGGCTTTGTTGTTACCCAACAAACAACTGATGGTAGTCTTAAAGCTGCAGCCATATGCTGAGAAAAACTATCTATAAACAATCTTTTTTTAGATTGAAGAAGTAATATTGCCACACCCCTGTAAGACTCTAAGCATTCTTTTGTGTGATTATATGACGGCTGAGATTTTCCTTT